ACTTTAAGTGTTCCTCTATCTCTTCAAACGTTTGTTTCCAAGTAAAGATAGGGGTGGTCTCGCCCATGTATGCACCAACAGTATTAAACTCAAAAAACTCTACAGCTTCATCATATTCCATGTCATCTCTCTCCATAAGTATTTCAATGCATTTATCCGCGTCATAAACTAGTACGTCAACGCTTCCGTTCTCTGTCCATTTTAANCCTGTGCCTATTACAGCTTCATCAAATCCATCTGCTTTCAACATTATCCTACTTCTCCCCAGTTGTCCCCAAGTTCCTCATCCACTTTGGATGGAACTTTGAGTATGTGATCTAGTCCTGTTTCCATTATCTTTGTAATCTTATCCGCTTGCTCCTGACTTTCTACAGAGAAACACAGTTCGTCATGAACAGTAAGCATAGGCACGAGGCCCTCGTCATAACAGTCCTTCATTGCTTTCTTTGTTTGATCCGCAGCAGATCCCTGGATAAGTTTATTCAAAGCCTTGTATGTAAACGCCCTTCGTAAATTCATGCCATGAGCTTTCCTTGCTTCTTCCAAAGACAGGGGTTTATTATACTCGTAACTTCTTGGCTCCCACAAATGAAACCTACACTTCCTACCAAGCAGGGTACGAATAGTGCCATGCACTTGTGCCTGTTGACTAGCAAGATCTGCCAATCCTTTTACAAACGGAACCTTAGTGTGATGCACATCAAGAAGATCCTTTGCTTCTGCATGTGGAATTGATAACTGGTTGGCAAGCTTTGCCTTACCCATGCCATACATAATACCAAGGTTCACGGTCTTCGCTTCTTTCCTTGTTATCCCTGCAAAGTCTGCCACCATCTGATGCAAATCCACATCGCCCTTGTGATACTCCTCAACAATACTGTCAATCATATCATGACGTTGTGCTACGTTCGAGGGTAGGCTTGCCGCAAAGTGCACCAAGAGCCTCGGTTCTTGGCTCGAGTAATCAAATGATCCCCACTTGGTTCCTTCTTCCGGGATAAACAATCCTCTGATCATCTTCTTTATATCGGGATCACGAGCTGGGATCTGCTGTAGATTGGGGTTGGAAGAAGAAAACCTACCTGTAACCGTGCCCCCATCATCTGAACGAAGCTGATGAAATTCTGTGTGTATCCTACCCTTGTGATTGTGGCGAAGGATTGTTTCAATAAACGTACCGTCTGCCTTGTCAAACTCTCGAAGCTTAACCAATGCCTGGCACACTTCATGAGGATGTGCAGTAAGATACTGCTTGGTAAATGACGGAGCTCCGGCCTCGGTCATCGGGTGCTTTAGGTTCAACGCATCAAACATTAACTTAACAGATGCCCCAGCCCACGGATCAACGTCCACTCCAGACTTGTCCTTAATAAACTTACGCAACTGTTTGGTTCTAACATTCAGATCCTTCTTAACTCTTTCCGCCTGATCAAGATCCACACGAACTCCCTTGGTTCTCATGTCGAGCATTAGAGGAATGAGAGAAGTCTCGAGATCAAAGATGCCCCAGAGATCCTGCTTATCAAGCTCGATCTTTAGTCTGTCCCATAGCTTCAAGGTCATGACGGCATCTTGCTCGGCATACTTTCCCACGAACTTAGGAGGCAGCTTCCACATCTCAGCCTTTGGATCAAGACCCCAATCCTTGGCGGCATCCCTTAATGTCTTCTCGTCTTTCCGCATATCGATATAGTCTCGACCCACGTTATTCANACTGTAAGAAAACCTNTTCTCGTCAATGACAGGAGCCGCAACCATCGTATCGATNATCCGCCCTTGGACCTCGATCCCCTCTGCTCTGAGCCATCCTGCATCATANGTTGCGTTGTGCATAATCTTATCTATGTGCGGAGTTTGCATCTGGATCTTCAGCCATTTCATCGTGACCTTTGGATCTAGGTTGTGTCCATTCTCGTGGCGAATAGGAAAGTATCCAGAGTAATCCCCGGCAGCTACTGCTATACCAACTATGTAGCCATCGTTTCGTGCCCACCCTGGCCCAAGGGTCATGATGTTTGGATCTCTTGTTTCAAGATCCACGGCTATTTGTTTATGCTTTGTTAGGTCAGGATATTCTGTTGGTATGTTCCAATCAGGATCTATAAGTTCAAAGAAATTAATGGTACTCTTATCCTTTCTATTTCTTACCATCGTTCTCTCCTCCCAATGCGCCATACCCACAGACATCAATCCAAGAATCTGTATGTTTAGGGGTTTCTATCAAGCGACTTAACTTTACTGCAATCATACACTGATAGACCTGTGCAACTGTGACCTCCTTATCAAGAAGGACAGACCACATCTTAGCAATGCGTTCGTGGTTGGTGTATGCATCACCATAGTCCTCTGCCCTTGGACCATTGATCATCTTATCTGCTTGTGCCAATACTTCTGTTCTTTTCATAATTCATACCTGTATTTTTTATCTGTATCCACTATGTGTAATGTCTTACGTGCTCGTGTTATGCCCACATAAAACGCTCGATGCTCATCGTCTGGGTGCTTTGTATTTATACATGCCCATGTAGACCCAAGATACACGACGCAATTATCATCCTCTCCACCCTTCATCGCATGAAACGTAGAGACCTTTAGCCTTGGTGGTTTTGTTATGTCCTCTCCTCTTCTTTCTAGTGCCTTGATATATAGCTTGTCATCCAAGCCAAGCTTGGCAACGTCCATAGGATCTCTTGTCTTTGGTGCTACCAAGCCATAATCCCTTACAAGATCATCGTATCCCAGAAGGACATCGTCTCTTGATGCTTCAAGCAATGTTGATGCTCCTCTTTTAACTACGGCAAAGTCCCCCTGCTTGGGCACCGCTTTGTAAAACTTTACAACCTGATCAAGAGGCAAGTGTTCTCCCAACTGAAGTTGTTTCCAGGTGCTCATCGTTTCTGCCACGTCAGCACCGATAGACGGATGCCCCTTGTAACTATACAAGTACCCCTCTTCTCTAAGTATCGCCGCAAAATTTCTTGCCATCTTATTTGTTCGCGTCATCAAGGTCCACGAACCTTGGTCCAAGGGAACACTGTCAAGGCTCATATGGAAATGAACTTCGCCCTCCTCGCTTGTGGGTCTGAACTGTTTGATCTTACGCTTACTTATTTTCTTCACCACAGTTTGTGCCAGTTTGTGCACCCTTCGAGGCATACGGTAAGACTGATCCAGTATAACAACATTGTCAGAACATTTCATAAATAAAGATACATCTACCCCGGTCCATCTATGTATCGCCTGATCATCATCTCCTGCAAAGATAACTCTCTCGGCTTTCTCTGACATGTACTCAACCATACTCCACTGCATGGGTGTTAAGTCTTGTGCCTCGTCTACAATAAGAAGATCTAAAGAGGGGGACGTGGTGGTGCTGTACATCTCGATAAGATCTGCAAAGTCCATCCTGTTTGTTTCTGTTTTATATTCCCTGAGAGTTTCATCAATCTTTTGTAGCATTGGAAAGCTTATGCTGTGGTCTTCCGCCTCGTTATATTCTTGAACCAAAGGCACCCTTCTGTACCTTGATCTGCTTATAAGTTGAATATATCTACTGCCGCTACCATTAACAGGAGGGATAAGAATACCATCGTCAGGAGAAATATTATCAACCCCATCAAACACCATGCCCAAGTTTTTACCCAGCTGTCTCCAATCGTCCTTGTTAATCATGTCCGTGGATTGCAAGCCAAGATTATGAAACGCAATTGAATGCATCGTCTTGAAGTAAGGCAGTTCTTTCTTCTCTAACTTAAACTCTGAACACGCACGATCAACAGCTTCTCCGATAGCTTTGCGTGTAAAAGAAACAAAGCCAATCCGGCTGGGATGAATGCCTTCTGCTAAAGCTTTTCTCACATGTTCGATAAGAGTATACGTCTTACCGCAACCCGGAGGACCAAAGATCAGAGTGCTATTCTGCATCCGTCTGTACTCCACGAGGACGAGCATCGAGCCACACTTGTATCTCTTCTCGAACCCACCTACTTGCGCTACGAGTGCCGTCGTCCTGGCCTAGTATAACAGGTTGTGGAAAGCTATTGTTTTTGACGTGTTCATACACCCAAGACTTGGATACTCCAAGCCAGTCGGTTACCTCCGATATTCGCAGTAAGTTTTTAGAAGGGTATTTCATTGTTTGTCTCCTGACTAGTTTCTGTTTCTGTGTCTTCAAAGGATGGCACCCACCACACTCGTATCTGTGTTCGCTTGCCGTCTGTATTACGAACGCTGTACCTGCCAAAGCATTCCTGTCCGTTGTTTAATTCCTTGATTTGTTCTTGGACCTGGGCCCTTGAGTACGATGTAAACCCCCGGTTCTTTAGAAAGGTCATGATGCCTACTATCGTAAACCGAGTGAGCCCCTCATCTGTCCAAGGCTTTCCCATATCCATTTCCTCTGGAGCCATTGCCTTAATACGACTTGTGCAATACGTCCGCAGTAACTCCTTAAACTGTCCAGACAATGTCAGTTCTTCTGGCACCTCTAACTGCGTAGACTTATTCATCAAAGCACTCACCATCGTCTGCCACTTCTGTGCCTTGACTGTCGGGGGCATTGTTTGGATCTGTTCCATACAGGCTCTTTGCCATAGCAACTGGTTCTGAAGTTGTTCTGTCGAGAGCTGCACTCTCCTGCCATCCACATCCATGAAATACAATCTCGGCTCAGACAGCATGATGGTCAGTCCACCAAGATCGGGTGTATCAGGAGCCGAGCTCCCAACGCCAAAGGGCCGAGTCTTACAGATGTCCTTATCGCAATGATCCTTGAGCGGACAGGTGTCGCACTGGTAGAAGTATTCTTTCTTCTGCAAGGACTCTTGTATCTGTACAATTTCTTTTGCTTCGAGAGAAGGAGAGCACAAGATCCTGTTGTACTCCTCATGATGCTTCTTCCAATCGTCCGGCCACTTGTATCGGCAGTATACCCCAACAGCAAACATAAAGATGTTTCGCATGTCGCTGATCGGACCAAGGCTCGACATAACTTCCAAGCAATACGGTCCATCAACAAAGTGCTTTCTCTCCCCGGCAAACTGTAGAGCATTCAACTCTGATGCTGATATGCGTTTCTTTTTTACCGCATCGAAGAACTCGGGCAAGGACATTGCTTCGCCATTCTTGTCGTAACAATACCGAGTAGTAAGCTCTGAGTTATAGTACGGCATGTTGATAAAGTTTCCAACGTCCCCTCGGTCCGCAAGTATCTTGTCCTGTTTTGGAAAGATCTCACAGCCCGAATGACCCAGTGCAATAGACATCTCTGTCAGGTACTCTCGGATCAAAGCCGCAGGTTCCCAATCTTTCAGGAACAAAAACAAGTGAGCTCCGCCCGACTTAGATCGGCACAATAACAAAGGAAGCTTCAGCCCTTGTACCTTCTCATTTAATTTCTTTAGATCGAGATCATAAGTATCAATGTCCAATGCCCCAAACTTACACATGTTTTCCTGTGTAATAGGGATCGATCCAATACCCTGCTTCCCATCTATATGAGCTTGCACTCTTTCTATAGTCAGCGGTTCTCGGACCACGGTACTATTGGCTTCTGTTTTTCCATTGCGACCCACACGTCCGACAACTGTTTGTCCATGTGCCGCACTTGAGCCTTGAAATACTGCAAGCAACTGTTCTGCCTCAGACATATATTCCTCCTCCAAAGTTCGAGGAGAGGACGATCATAGCATCCTCTCCCCAAGACAGGGTTGATTAAAACGGTATTCCGTCTTGATCTGGAGAGGAGGGGGAGGGTCCTCCTTCGTCCGCCGCTGCCTTAACTTCTCCTGCCGCAATCGATTTGCGGAAGGCAATGGCTTCTTGCAATAGATCCTTATTGTCTACCAAACCGACCTTCTCAACTTTCCAGTTGTTCCACTCACCTTGGTCATTGCTTTCAAGTGGAGGACAGTTTCCAAATGGTAGAGAACACCGCAGGAGTTACCAACTCTCCTGTCTTGGGATGCTTAACTTTCTGCATCGCAATCTGTGTCTTCCAACGACGACTAACCTTCAGCTGCGTTGACTTCATATCAATCACCGCAGGTTGGTACGATCCATCGTCCGATACAATTAAACAGAAATGTTGGTCCGACTTAACAAGTTCGTTGGTACTTGGTAATATTTCCTTGGCTCCTTGTCTTGTCGTTTGTTGTAGGACAGGATCGTTTGGTGCGATCTCTCCTTTGAAACCACCGCCTAGATCTCGAGGTACAAACTCCAGGTACTTTGTAGTCTGATAACAAGGAACAACCTTCAATCCCTCCTCACCTTTCCAAAGCTCTGAGGTTACGGTGTTAAAGGCATCGCCTTGTTCTGCACCTTCTATATACTCAGGCTTCTTCTTGCTGAGTTGCGGAGACATGGCCTGTATTAATCGAACAAAAGGAATCTGCATCTCTGAACTATCAAAGCTTGCTCCCTCTCCTGCGGTACTAAAGATGTCATCCATAACATCCGTTGAAACATTTGCGCCCTTGGGCTTATCTACATCGTTCGCCATTTATTTTCTCCTGATTTCAGCTGCGTTGGCTATGAATGCCCCGAACATATCGAGGTCAATTGGTTTCCCATCCGTTACTCTTTCTTTTACAAAAGCTTTTAGAGTGCTTGGATGAATGTATGTCTTGGCTACTGGATCAAACCCCTTGTCTCTCAGGATACCAACGACATCTCCTGCTAGGTTGTCTTCACCTTTACCAAAGGAACAAGTAATATCATTCTTGATGATAGTATCTAGGCCCTCGGAACGTAACCAATCATACGCTTCTTCTCTCCGGTCCACAGGGATCGATGCGTGTACCATCATCTTACGCTGAACGGTAACACCGTCAACATCAAGACGATCAACGCCCATCTCATCCATAAGTGCCGGGATATTCTCCACCGATAGCTTGTGCTTTTCTTGCTTCAAACTTTTCAAGTGGGTGTCTGCGTCTTCAATCTGGCTCTCGACGTTGCGAAGTTTGCGTACAAGATCGCTCAGTGTCCTCCCAGTTCCAGTATCAATGTCGGACAACGCTTGTCCTTCATCAAATAAGTCTTCGAATATTTCTGTCATAAGTTTTTTCCTCTTCAGAATTGTTGTTGACACACAAGTAGGCGTGTCGTAAAAAGACTTTATAGGGAGAAACACATGACTGTCAACTACAAATTTAAAACAAAACCATATGGACATCAAAGAACCGCATTGGACCGCTGTGGAAACAATAAATCTTTCGGTCTGTTTATGGAGATGGGCACGGGCAAGAGTAAAGTATTGTTGGATAATCTTGGTATGTTGTTCTGCAATAACAAAGTAAACTTTGCTCTCATCATAGCACCCAAAGGAGTATACAGAAATTGGGTGGCAAAAGAAATTCCACAACACATGTCGGATGATGTACCGCATCGAGTGATTCGCTGGGTCTCTTCTGCAAACAAAGCACAGAAAAAAGAAATGGCTGCCGTTAAAGAGAAGTTCAATGGTCTTACTATCTTTGTTATGAACGTCGAAGCTTTCTCTTCTGTCAAAGGTAAGACAGCAGGGGAATGGTTGGCAAAACATTATGGTCAGCATGGTATGATAGTCGTGGACGAATCAACCGCAATAAAAAATCACAAAGCCAAAAGAACCAAGACACTTCTTAAAGTCTCAGAGAAGTTTACATACACTCGTATTCTTACTGGGTCACCTGTAACCAACTCGCCCCTTGATATCTATGCACAGACAGACTTTCTATCGCCCGGTCTCTTGGGTTATGATTCGTTCTATGCATTCCAGGGACGGTACGCTGTACTGCAAAAAGTAAAGATGGGTGCCCATGCTTTCACACAGGTCCTCGGCTATCGGAACTTGGATGAACTTACAGAGCGACTAGAAAGATTCTCCTACCGCGTACTAAAGAAAGACTGCTTGGATCTTCCTGAGAAAACATACACCTCTCGGTACGTCAGTCTTACGGATCAACAAAAGAGTTGGTACAATAAGATACAACGTGAAGCTA